GTCCCCAGAAAAAAATTTTTGTAAAAAAGACCCAGGGGGGCTATCAGCCCTTTACCACCTTAATCTTTTGGCTAATCGGTTTTTCCTTTTTCTTCCCCTTCTCTGGATGCTCTTTGTTATGACAGGTATTGCACAAGCTAATAAGATTATCAGGATCCAGTGCTTTTTCCGGATTGTCCTTCAACTCTTCAATATGGTGAACCATATCAGCAGGTGTCAGCTTCCCTTTCTTTAAACAGTACTGGCACAGGTAATTGTCTCGTACAAGAACATATTGCCTGCACTTCTCCCAGGCTTTGCTTTTGTAGAAGGATCTTGCTTCCTGATCCCGTTTGTATTTGTCATAGTATTGATGACTGTTCATCAAAACCACTCCGGTTTATTCCTGTTTGTTTCTTTTCTGCGCTTTTCTTTTTCATCTAAACACTTTTCGCAAAAGAAATAATCTATTCGTGTCCATTCCGTCATGCCAGTTGTCACATAATATACTTTGCTTGTTTTGCTATCGAAATGAACATACTTATGATCACACATGTCGATCGCCTCCAAATAAAAAGCGCCACGAAAGTCCCTAGCTACAATAATGGACTATATTTTCTTTCCGCACTTGACACATTCAGGTATTTCAAGATAAACTTCTCCATCTTTATAAATCGTAGTTGTTTCAATATCTCCACAACAATCAGGACAAGAGTTTAGAGGATCCTGAAGAGAGATTGTTTTCTCAGTAGGCAAGCCATCTTCCTCATCGACGTATTTGATTGTGATATTTGGTAGATTAAGATTCTTGTCATCTCTTGTTTTCCAATCAAAAGTAACCTCTACCTTTTTATTAATTTCTTCACCTTTATAAAAAACTCTTGGCACACTTCCGTACTCATCTAATTCAATTACAAGTAATTTATCTTTCATACTTACCCCCTCCTATAGACATAATAAAAAGCACCCCGAAGGATGCTTAAAAGTTCGTTACACTTCCGTCATACAATTTGCTCAACTTCCCTTTACCCAAACAAATTGGGCATTTCTCATCAAACATTTCCCTGCCACTAGGACTGTATCGTTTATTATCTCTATTCTCTATGGATACGTTTGTTCCATAAATATCTGATCGCTTAGGAGGATCGTACCAATTTAATTTCTGCCCAGTTCCTTCGCATTGCGAACACTTAACGAATCCCAAGTCACTAGCCATATCGATTCACCGCCTCAACAATGTAAAAACCACCCAAGAACCGAGAATCTCAATCCATTGGTGGTTTATGTACGGTTTTGCAATGTAATACCCCAAACCGGTAGTATTGTTAGTTGACTTCAACCGCAAAAGCCGAATGTAAATAAAAGCTGGTTATCGCATTGCGAAATCCAGCTGGCTTTATCTACACATGGTAGATAAGCACGTCCGGGCTAACCCCGAACCCTATAAAAAACTCTTTCAATATATGTGCAGTTGCATGACGTTTGCATGACAAAACTAAACAATTTTTTTAATTTTTTCTTTTGCTCTTTTGACATAAACTTGCACAGAACTCCTTGAAATTCCTAACGTATCTGATATTTCCGAAAAGCTCATGCACTTTACCATATGGAGAAGAAAACATTCTCTTTCCCTCGCTGATAATTCTGCTAATACGTCAATCACTTTTCGTTTAACATCTTCACTCAGTTCTTTTTCTTCCTGCTGCAAACCTTCTAAATCCGGGAATAATTCGCTGTTGATTAGTGCATTCCTTTGATAAACGTTCCTTCTATCTATCCCCCTGCGGTTTCCGGGCCTTCTACCTCTTTTCATCCAATCGATGGAAAAAGACATATCTTGAATCATGCTATTGATTTGCGTTTTATCCAATCTATCCAGTTCGCTATCACCCAATTTTGATTTCAGCTTACGCAATTCTTTTCTTCCTTCTTCGTATTCTTCAACTAAATCATCCACCCATGTTTGCATGTGCAACCCTCCTTATCGTCGTCTTAAAGCTCCGCCTTTTCCTCGCCGATATACGGGCATATTCATTCCCATAAGGTCTTTTATCTCGGATTCAGTTAAACGCTCTGATTGGCGCTTCTGTGGCTTCATACGGTGGTCTTTTTTCGATGTTTTAGTCATTTCATCATCTCCTTTCAAACAAAAAAGGACACCAATCCCGCTAATGCGTGATCAGTGCCCTCGGTTCTTCCGTTAGGCTGTTATATTCTTGATTTCATCGGTTTAATATTGTTTGCTTTTAACTGACCTTCAAGCTCTTTAATTCTTTTTCTTAGCTTTAAGACTGTATCATCATCTCTTGAATTACCAAAAGGACCGAATTTGTATCTTGGGAGGTCAATCATCCCAGCATCTATTTTTTGACCTAATCGAATACCGCAAGCTTCACTACAACACATATAGTCATGACCCCAACTTGTAGAACCCCATACCGCACTATTTGGTTTGCCACAGTTAGGACAATCATCTGGTTGATAAACAAATTCTCTATTCACTAAATCCTCACCCTTTCACTTTTGATAACATCAAGCACTTTCCCGTCTTTCCAGATGGTTGTATATTCACCAAAGCCACTCGGGGGAGCGTCTATTTTCTTCAATTGTCCGTCTTTGACAATGTACATAGCATTGCTTCTCAAATCTATTTCAGCCGTCATTTTTTCTATGTTGATATTCACCGGAATCCCTCCCGTGCTATAATAAAGTTAGCCCATATTTCTGTGCCGGGAGAGATCCTGGCGTTTTTTCTTTATCGATCAACTACTTTTCTTCTTCCGTTTCTCCACTTCCAATCCACGTGATTCATTCTTTTTGGTCTATTGGAAAGATCGCATTTCCATCCTGTGCGAATACGTTCTAGCTCATCTTGAGAAAGTTTATAGACTTTTACTTTCCCATGCATTCCGTTCCCTCCAATGCCTTAAATAAAATCACTCCATGATAACCCAACCATTTTCATATAGCAGTCCTCATTACAAGTGCGAAACGTCGTATGATATTCGTCTGTTTCGTCCAACTCTACTCCGCAATACTCGCATACAAATTCTTCTCGCTCTTTATCGTTCATTCCGTTCCCTCCATAACTTCTTTCAATTTTTCATATACAAAACTTCTCGTACCTGGACCGCCCTCACTCATCCGATCGATGCATTCTTTTATCGCTTTCTCATACCGTTCAATCTTGTCTAACATGTGCCGGCGATTGAAAATAGCACCGGTATTCTCATATTTCATTTCGTAATATTCCGCTTTGGCTTGTGCTTGTTCAAACTGTTCCACTCGTTCGATTAACCATTTAATTTTTTCAATATCATCTAAAACAAGTTCGTAGTAATGGGTATTGGTAGCGCAATATTCCCAAAACGAAACGTTTTCTTTTATCTTCTGCAACAGCTCTTTATCGTTCATCCCGTTCCCTCTTTTCCCTCATAAAATCAAGAAAATGCTCACGGATTTTCCACGCCATTTTCGGACCGATCCCCTCGATCTCCTCTAACCGCCCTAGCCATTCCATCATGATTTCTGTGTCTTGTTTCATTTGCTGCTTGGCACCTGCTGCAAATCCCTTGTTCCATGCTTGCATGACTTGATCAGCCACTTTTCCATTTTTGCGGGCAGGAAAAGCAATTGTTTCCCTGCCACGTTTGATTTTCCGTAGTGATTTGCCCATGAGATCACCTTCATCGTTCAGATTATCTTCGTACTATGCACTATAATAAGCCTTTCTCAAACAACTCTTTCTCTTTTTCTTCCATCAAATAATCAAAATACCGTTCGGCTCTTTTACCTTCCTTATAGCCTGTTCCTTCACAATCAGTGCAAGGATATGGAGTATCCATAATGTGAGATGCTCCGTTTCCTGTTCCATTACACCATTTACATTTTTCCAATGATACTTCTTCCATTTTAAAAAACCTCCTACTTCGCATTTTCGTTCAACCCTGAATCTTCGGAACCTGTTTAAAATAACGTTTGTTGAAAATATCCTTGTTCCGCTGCAATCGGATTAATCCAAAGGACTTCCTCTCTTTTTGCTCCTGCCTCGGCTAATGCAGTAAATGTTTCACGTTTCCAATGTTTCAATCGTTCATCGTATATCGGATGGGCATATCCAGAAAGAATAACTGGACCCGGATGCTTATCCAAAACTTCCAGTAATTCTATGTGATCTTCAATCGTCATTTCGTGCTTATAATGTCGCTTTGTTCGAGTTTCGATGATATATGGAGGATCGGCATAAATTAAAACTTCTTTTCTTTTGTATCGTTGGATTAACTTTATGGCCGGTTGATTTTCAATTTGTGCTTCTTTCAACCGGTCAGTAACTAACAAGATTTTTTCCGGAAGCTTCGACCATTCCTGAATTACCCTCGGTCCGTTAGGACTAATTAAACTTCTCCATCCGGTTCTATCGCTCGTTTTCGCTCCTATCGCCTGCCAGCAACGAACAAGGAAACGTCTTGCTCGTTCTACCTCATCTTCCGTATTGTCGTCATAGCAGGCATAATACTCTTCTCTTGATAGAGGGGTAAAATAAATCTTCTCCGCCAACTCTTTCGGCCGATCTCTGATAACACGGAACAAATTCACGACGTTGCTGTCAATATCGTTAATCGTTTCAATTGGTGACGGAGTTTTGTTGAAGAAAACTGCTCCGGATCCAAAGAATGGTTCGAGATACGTTTGATGGTTCGGCATGTGAGTTATAATCCAATCTGCCATTGACCACTTTGAACCAGGATAATGAAGTATTCTAGGTACACCCAATTGTTTCACCCTCTTATTTTCGGAATCTCCGTTCCTCCTAAATGCTTGCAATCATTCCCCATCCTGCTACTACATTTCCGGAACAAGCGACAGCGTGTCATGCACGCCATCAGCTTGTCTTCCTCGATAACCCATTTAGGACGATCGTCAATGATCAAGACGTTTTGCATCATTAATACCCCCTAAGCCTTTTGGACAAGATCTGATAGTCTCTTACTTGCGTTTTGGATAGTTTGCAATGTTTCTATAAATTGAGGAGGAACAGAAGTTGATAAAGCATGATCCAATTCACGTGCCAATTCCCATTTATTCACTCGCAGCCCATGTTTTCTCATAATTTCTCTGACTTCTTCAAACAGTTTTTTGTCTCTTTCCAACATTTCTTTTTCTCTTTCCAAACGTGCGATTTTGTACTCTAATTCTTTAAGTTCTTTTGCCATTTTAGAAGAGACTTTCAGACCTAACTGGCTTCTTGAAATCTTGTCTTCAACATATTGCTCAAAGTATTCTCTTTGGCTGCTAAAGAAAGGATGTTTCTCATTTTCAAGCCGACTCAAAATGATGTAGTAAAACATATCAGTCGGCATTTCTATGTTTTTAAATTTTGACTTTTTCTTAGTGTAAAGGGATTGCTTTTCTGGGTTGAACCAAACTAACCCAACATCCTCTGGTAGTTCTTCCGGCTGTATCAGACCAGTCGGACAAGCAAAATAGAATCTATGACAATAATTCATATAGACTGGCCACTTATCGTCGTTAAGAAAATCCTGTCTCGAAACCTTAATTTCGTAACCTGTAATACAAGGCTTTGTCCAACTCTTTTTGATTGCTAATGCATCAATAATTGCTAATTCAGCATTCGTCCATGTCGAACCATTTTTTACTTCAGTAAGAAAGAAATCTTCATGATGTTTTTTACCTAAAGCACGTTTAATTTCATGGGCCCTTACCTTCATTTACTCACCTTCTTGGTCTGTTTTCTCCGCTTTTTCAGTTCATCTAACGTTATCCAACCCCCGTATTTTTTGACATATGTAATCAAGCTGAGTTTGTGGGGATATTTTTTCTCAAATAACTTTCTCTTAATCTTGAAAGCTTCCGTTTCAATACCCTTTACATCAACAACCTCAATAGTCCCGTCTAAATGATGCACTTCAAAATCCGCGATATACTCTATTTTTCTATAAGACTTTCCATCTTTTTCAAATGCCTCTTGGAGCAAATACCTTGGCTGTAATCGAAAAAACAATATTTGCTTGTTATTCTGTAACCATTTCAATTGATCGTAATATTTGGCTTCGATTTTGCTATCAAACACATGGCCATCAATTTCAACTTTCTTGGACTTATATTTGGCTTGTGCCATCAGTATCCACTCTCCTGGCGCTGGTGATTCTCGCGATTTTTCCATAAGCGATATGCGATAATATTTCTAATAGTACAAGGTTTTAAGCCGTACTTTTCCGCAAGAATATCCACATGAACACCTTCCCTATGAAGAAGGCGGATATTTTCAGCGTCTTTCCTTGTTATTTTTTGAGTCCCTGGTTTAACAACCCGTCTTCCTTTTCTGTCCATATCATGAACGTTGTCCTTTTGTGTACCTAAAAATAGGTGACGTGGATTTACACATTTTCTGTTGTCGCATTTATGACATACCAACAAATTATCTGGTATGCGTCCGTAATGAAGTTCATATGAATATCGGTGTGCATAAACATTCTTTTGCTTAACTTTAAGCTGGCCATATCCGTTAGGAATTAAATACCCTTTCCATTCCCAACATTCATCGTCAGATTTTTTGTCTACTCTTTTCCAAAAAGCTTTTTCAACATCATAAGGCTTTCTTTTTCTTACGCGATTACTATGTCCTTTGATAAATTTCGGAGGATATTTCTTATGATGTTTTTTATAAGGAATTTCTTGACCGCAACCACATTGACATATAAACTTTTCCAAAACCATTCACCTCAGTATCCGTTGTTTTGGCGTTCATGGTTTATACGGTTTTTTTCAAAATAACTTTCTTCGATCTCCGACCATGTGAAGCCGAGCATTTCGCCTAAATGAATGAATTGCAATAACAAAAACTCATAATCAAATTTGAAATTACCGTCATGGTATAGGCCGTTATATAGGTCAGTTACATCGGCCATAAGCCACAAAAATTGTTCGGTTATGTTGTCCGCTTTGGTTAAATTCCAACGTTTAAGGTCGAGCATGTCCGGTTCTGTGATCTCCAATCCAATTGACAAGATGAAGTGAAGCGCGTCTGCGAATTCTTCAAGGAGTGGGTTTTTGTAGCCTAAAGTCCCCGTTCCCCCGCAATCCTCACAATTAATGACTTCGTGCGTGTAACCACCTTCGAGATCGTCAATATAACTATCATAATTTTCATCGCCAGTTCCGTTACAAGTCGGGCATATATATTCAATTTTTGTTCTCGGCTCTTGGTCATGGCTCCAATATTTGAAAAATCTAGCCTCATTCGCCAACTCACCAAGTTCTACCAATAACGCAAGGATTTTCTTTGCCAACCGATCTTCGTCTGGCTTTCGCGGATGCTCGCGCTCGATATACTCGTCCAGTTTCCGTTGCATGTCAAAGAGTTTTTGTAGATTCATATTCCCGCCCCCTAAAATAGCATTCCGATCAAAAATCCCAAGATAAATCCTACCGACATTGTTAATACAGAAAATACCGCATAAGTCATAGTGTATTCTTTCATGATTGCACCGCCTTTTCTTTTGTGAGCAGGTACCGCAACGTATAGTAGTCTAAATCATAGACAGCTTGTCCTTGATATTCATGAACTCCTAGATCAATTAGCTGTCTAATAACAATTTGTCGCTTCAATTCCTGGCTAAAGCTGATCGTTTCAATCCTCAATCTTTGACATCTCCTTCCCGATCTTGATTCTCTCTGCTATATACATATGTTCCAGTTCTCCAAGCGACAATTCGTACAGCTGTCGGCCGTCCTCCGCCTCGTAAATTTCGTGATTAATTAGCCAATCAATTAGAAACTTCTTTCTCTTTTCGACTGCTTCTTTTGGAACTGCCATGCTGCGCCTCCTTTCTTTTCGTTAGTTCCACGAACCATTCACGGTCATTCGTATCAATCGCAATGTCGATCAATATCTGTAAATCTTCTTGATAAAGCTTTTGTTCAAGCTTTATGAGCCTATATGTTTCGAATGTCCCTAAGTTATTTTTAGGGTTGTAATAAAATCTTTTGCCTTTGCGGATGGAGTAAACTTTTCGAATTTGAGCTTCCTTTTGATTCTTAGAAATATAAGCAATATATCCGAAAATGTATTTCCCTCCGCTTTTAACTTTCACCCAGTCTCCTACTTTTAACCTTGTTACAAAACCCACAACATCCACCTCCTAAATCCGCCCTCGTCTGGCTCGATCCATGGCTAAAATAGCGACTTCATCTTGATCCCGTCCGAAATATTCGGCAAGCTCTTTGGTGATTTCTAACGTTGTCATCCCTTGTTTTCGCATTTCACGCCATTTTAGATCGAATTCTCGAACATCTTGTATATCCCAAACGAAATCCAATTCCTCGCAAGCGACATAAACCCCATTTCGTGATGTCGTCATATACCGATTTTCAATCCCCGCAACAGCTTTTGCTTCTGATGCCAAACCGTTCATATGCTTTTTCAATCCTCCTTCTGTTTCGCTTCATCCGTTCATCAAAAGTGCTGTTTGCTCTGCATGTACAAGGCTGTATTTTCCATACGCCAGGAAACATCTCTGTATATGTCCGACCGTAACCGTGGCAGTGTTTACACATTTGCTAACCCCTCCAATCTATGATTTAGTTTGATGTTCTTTGGAATAATGACCGTATAATCTTTACACATCTGAAAAATCCTAGTGCCTAATGCTTCATCAACTTCTATGAGCTCTTCTATTGTCAGCTCCGATGAAACCAAAATCGGCTTATGATTTAGATATCGATAATTCACGACAGCATAAGTCTGTTCCACTTGCCATTCAGTTGCCCGCGGCTTACCTTTCACCGGTTTGAAAAGGTCGTCGATAAACAGAACATCCACTTGCTTCATGCGCTCCAGCTTTTCTTCCAGCAGATTAAAGTCATCTTTCAGATCACTGAAGCCTTCCACGTATGGGAAATACAGAACCGGTACATACAGTTTTTTCATCAAGTTATTTGCAACCGACATGAGTAAATGTGTTTTTCCGGCTCCCGGCTGCCCTAGCAAAGCAATGCTGTTTTGTCGTTTATGGCGGATTTCACGGAACTCCTGAAGATATTCCGTAGCACACTCATAAGCGTCAGTAATGACTTGTGGCTTACCTTTCGTGTCAAAATTCTTAAAGCCCATTTTCTTGAAGTCGTCCGTAATTTCACTGGCCTTCATTAGCCTTTCTACTCTCTTTCTTATCACACACTCACATTGCCTAGAGTAGGTATCCCGCCATTTCCAAGCGTCTTTTGGATTGCAGACTTTTCCGGCAAAAAAATCTATTTCAGGAACCATTTCTACAGGTACTAAGGTTTTAAATTGTGGATCCTCTACCCATTCGGTTTTATAATAGACACGGTAGATAACAACCCCTTTATCATTGCAGATCGGGCATTCAGGCTTTTTTGGTTCGGATCCGTCCGACACGGCCACCGGTGATCGATTCGATATTCTGTTTTGCAGATCGGCCATTACCTGAGCGATACTGGTAAATCTTCTCTCCATGGTTCCCCTCCTTTTCTTTTTGAAGAGATTCATAGTGTTTGTCTAAGATGTATCCTGCACAGTAAGAAAGGCTATTTATGCGATCTCTAGTATGTTTTGGTTTGTAAGTATCGAATCGTTCTTTTAGCCAAACTAATGCTTTTTCCAGTGGTACACCAGCTGAAAGAATTTCTCTTGCGGCTGTCTCATCTGCTGGCGAACAAGAAAAGCCGTAAGCTCGTAGTTGAATAAATCGGTCTATAAGAACTTTTACTGCTTGCTCAGAAGTATGTGATATTTCTCCCGCATTTGCGAAATCGCCCAATGGGCCGGTCGTAGGCACCCCGTCACTTTCTTCTGAAGCGCGCGTATTATCAGCAGCATATATATCATTCTTAATACATTCTTTATCATTATTGTTTATATCCGCGAGGTGTTCCTCGTCTGTTACCTCACTGTTACCCTCATGATTTTTTTGTTCTTGAAAACCTTGATACAATTGACTTTCTTGTGTTTTTGAACTGTTACCCTTTTGATGTTTTTTGTCAGATTCGAGTGTTTCTATAGTGTTACCCTCACCATCTTTTAGTTGGTATAATTCCCAATTTATCAATGTTATCAGTGTGTATTGCCTGTTACCCTTACCGCGATCTATCTTGATCATGGACTGTTTCTCAAGCCAATCTAATATAGTAGAAACTGTTTTGGGGTTTGGTTCTTTCCATTTCACCCCCTCGTACCATCCAACATTTTTGGCGATTTCTCGAACGGATGTTAGATGTTGGCCGGGCTTTATCGTCAAAAAGGTTCCGTCTTTCATCGGTATTTTATTTTCTTGATGATTCACCTTGTATTTGAGATACTGCCAGATTCTATGGTAGAGAGGGGGCATCATCCATATTGCGCTGTCTAGTTCTTTCCGATAGTCCTTGATGTACCCCTGCAAGGAAGACCCTCCTCATTTTTCCTGCTTATAAATACTTCCTTAAGAAGTTTTTCAATTCTCTTGCACAACTATAAGGATCGTTATAAATCTCTGTACCGGTGAATCTAAAAATCGGTATGCCTTCAGCCTGAAACGCTCTATCTCGTTTACGATCGTTTATTGCTTGTTCTTTTGTTTTTTCGTGATAGTCATGGCCGTCGCACTCAATTACACATAGAGTTTCTCCTGTTTCAACAATTTCTATTGCGATATCTACAATGTAATGTTTATCGTTGAAGTAAAAAGATTTTTGAGGAACTGGCCAGAACTTTGTATCCCTTAAATCACGGGCAATTATCACCCATAATATTTGTTCTATTGGTGACTTTGTTTTCTTGGCGCCTTCTATAATGTCGATAACATCGCGATATAAGTAGTCTTCGAATATTTCCTTCGCTTTATCATTTAAGAAGCTGTAATCTAATACCACTACCCCGACCACTCCTTACTTTTTCCTACAAATTACCCTCATTCCCTCAACCTTTATCGGCTTTAAGCCGGGATGACTGCTTTTGATGTAGCCCTTGATGTACTGGACATAAAGGTCCTTGTTTCCGGCAGCCATCCATCGATAACAGTCAGGTATAGAAACAGGTATTTCGATCATTCAATATCAAAACTCTCCTGCTCAAAGGCGCTTGGTTTTTCCTTTTCTTTCGTTTGTTCCTCTTCCTCTGCAGGAACCTCAAATGCATCCACATCGATGTAATCGACAAGCTCTGGTTCTGAAGTGATGTCTTTGCGAACCACTTCGTCTTGAGCTGCTTGTTGTTGAATTTCTACTGAAATCGGAAGGTACTTCCACATATGCCTAATGACAGTTTTTTTGGCCATTTCCTCAAAATCAGTTACCCATGGACCATTATTAGCTGCTTTACTTCGTTTACGGCGCTTATCGATTTCACTTTTAGGCATAAATTCGAATTGGTAACCGCCGTCTTTGAAATGAGCAACTGCATAAGCACCGATAAATTCTCCTCGATCACCTTCCATATATGGTTTGTGTTTAAGTTTTGGCTCGAGGCCTAGCTCGTAATCAAATTCATCGTTAGAATAAACCGCATGAGCGTAAATGTTTTCGATTTGACCTGATCGGCGTGCTAGATCAATCATTCCTTTGTAACCGATGATGAATTGAACGTCTGTCTGACCCGTTTTTCCGTTTTTAAATGGTACTAAGTAGCAATGACCGATTAAGCCAGGTTCAAGTCCTAATTGAGCTGCTTGCATAACCGCACCGAGAAGAGAAGGAACAGAACATTCAAGCAATTTCGGATTCGTTCGGATAGTTGTAAGAGCAATTCGTGCCATACGATCAGCATCCATGTGTTTAGGAAGAGCCTTTTCAATCTCCGGACCCATTTTTTTGAGATATGCTGCAATTGTATTGGCCGGCGAAACAGGAGTTTTATTACTCCCGTTCGCTTTGTTTGCCAATTGATTTTTGACATCTTTGTTTGTAGCCACTATTCATTCCTCCTTACTTCATCATAAATCGGCGATATGATGATGTTTTAGTGTATTGGTTGTAAAGCTCAGGATGGTCTTTAGCAAAACGTTTACTATCGAATTTGTTTGAATGGACGGTTTTCCAAGTGATGATTCTTTCTCCAGCAAAAGCTTTTTCGTTTTCTCCCATCATCGCTTTGATTTGGTTTTCGTACTCTTTTTTTCTTGTTTCCAAATCTTTTAATTCAGCATTTACTTGATCGAGCGCTTCAATCAGTTTATTTGCGTCTGGAGAAAGCTCAATCTCTGTTTCTGGAACCGCCTCTGGATACATAATTTTTAACAGCTCACTTGAAGCATCTGACCCGTCAAACATTGGCGGAACGTTTGCAAGAACATGGTTTTCCCAAAAGTTTTTCTCGATGTCGATGAGGTATTGAATGAGTTCTTCATCACGTTCGATCTTCTTGTAGACAAATTTATTCCCGCCAATTAAAACGGCGATCCACCAGGCTTCGTATCCTGTCACAGCCATATAGTGTTGACATTGGATGAGATATTGAGCCGGTACTTCATCGTCTTTCCACTCTTCTTTGAGGTATTCACTAGCCGTTTTACACTCAAGACCCTCTTTTTTGCCGACTATCAATCTATCAACATTAGCCAACATAAAAGGATGTTCTGGGTGTTGCAGGATGGCATTTCTGCGCCGCACTTTGAGACCAGTGCGTTTACTAAATTCTTGTGCTACAATATCTTCCATAACGTTTCCCCAATATGCTGATTCACCAGCTCTATCTTCTTCTGAAGCTTGTCCGATTTTGTCCAAATAAACTGCTACTGGAGACTTCCATTTGTTCAGGCCTGCGATCGCCGCGGCGTCGCTCCCGCCTAAACCGTTTCTTCTCATTTCTAGCCAAGCTTCTCTGTCCAGTTCTTTCGTGATAGCTAAAACAGTAGCTTGCATAATCTCACCCTTTCCGAATATAATGAATGTAAATCGATTTGTTTTTAGGAGCTCACTTGGCAGAGTGAGCTTTTATTTTGCAATCTTAAATTTAAAACCCAAAACATCTTCTAAATACTTTTCGAGGTTCTCTTGAAGGACGATATCGCCACCTACATCCACAATGTCATCACCGAACAATATTTCGTCTCCAAAGTAATCTACTCCCCAATGGCAAGAATCTACCGGCTCAGGATAGCCGTATTTCATTGTTCTCGTGATAGATGGATGTTCTAACATATTTAGACCTCCTTTGAAATTCTCGCGTGTAAGGCTTTCTTGTAATTCAAAAGTCTTTTGTGACGATGAAACCATCGTCCATCCCTTTTGGTAGGATGTATTGCGCCTTGTTCTGCAACCTTTCTTGTGTAGTACGCAATATGTTTCACGTTTTTGTCCATTCAATTCACCCCTTTCTGATGGTTTTAAGGGTAGGCAGGGATTTGCACCCTGCACGCGTTGCTTCACGCGGGGCCAGCTGGCTAACCGGACCTCCCCTGCGTCTACTATTCCGCCACTACCCTGATGCAGTTGCCCGCATCAATATGGCCAGGAAGTGGGGAGTGGGAGATGTGCGGAATAGGGGGTTTTTCTTCCCGACCATATTGACAGGGGCAAAAGCCCTGTCATACAATGAAA